TAATTTTACATTTAATGTAAGTAAAGATGTTACTGGTAACATTGAATGGATTACCTCAAGTGACTTGGGAATAATATATAATGAAGTTATTAGTACATTAAAAGTCAATGCAGTATCAGATGTACCGTTAGAGTATAGAGTAACCTCTGGAACATTACCCCCTAACTTAGAGTTACTAAGTAATGGTGAGATAACCGGATTCGTTGCAACTCAACCAACTGACCAATTTTTAGATACAGGAGACAGTACAGAATTTACGTTTACAATTCAAGCATTCTCACCTGAATTTACTACAGTTCAAACAAGTAGAACTTTTACTCTTACTGTATATCAAGAATTTGGTCAACCCACAGACATTCTTTACATTAAGGCAGCACCAAGTATACAAGATAGAAATATCATAGAAACACTATTGCTTGATGAAACATTAATACCAACTGAATCATTATATAGACCTGATGATGTATATTTTGGTAAATCTACGAGCGTGATATATGAACATGCATTTGGTATATACGCTAGCGACATTGACCAATATATTGCCGCAGTGACAAGAAACCATTATTGGAGAAATATTACCTTAGGTGAATTAAAAACTGCTGTAGCAAAAAATGATGCAGGTGAAATAATTTATGAGGTAGTATACAGTGAAGTCATTGACAATCTAATAAATCCAGCCGGAGTAAGTGTTCCAATACGAATTAATTGGCCAAGACAAATTAACTTAAACTTAGGTCCATGGTATACTAGCGTAACTGATATTTTCACAAGTTATATTTTCCCGGACTCTAACAGTCAACCAACCTTTTATACAAGTTTATCCCCTGGATTTGCAAGAATATTGTATCCAAATAGTTTATACAATATGCGTACACGTGTAGCAGATGAATTGGGTCAAGAATTTAACAGTAGATTGTTACCACTGTGGATGACCAGTCAACAGGAAAATGGAAGTACTTTAGGTTACACACAAGCGTGGGTAATATGTTACACTAAAACGGGATTCGCAAACATAATTAAAGATAATATTGATGCACAGTGGCCATATACGTTAAACCAAATTAATTTTAAAATTGATAGATTTAGCGTAGATAAGAGTGCAACATATGACTTTGACAATAATTTAAATCCACCTGCTTGGACTGGATTACCTAGTGCTCAACCCGTGCCTAATCCGTTAGATAGTAAAGACTTTTACGTATTGTTCCCTAGAGAAACAATTTTACCGGATAGTACACAGTAATAAATACATATAATGGAATACAATAATGAGCACAATTAACACCAACCCGATCAATGTAAATTACCCAGTACCGGGAGTTAATAATAACTCTCAGGGTTTTAGAGATAACTTTGCCTCTATTGTTACTAATTTGAACACGGCGGCAACTGAATTAACTGACCTACAAAGTAAAGTTGTAGTCAAACAAGCATTAATTGGAACAGTAGTTAACAATGACATGGCTAATACTCTTATCAGTAATGCCAGTACTGTGGGTTTTAGAGCAACCACTTATAATTTGGGTAACGCATTAGCCGGTACTGTATTGGTCAATGCTTCACTAGCAGACGTACATTATGGAACAGTTGCCGCTAATACTACAATCAATTTTGGTAGCTGGCCTCCTACTGGTACACAAAGTAATATTCAAGTTAGATTAAGTGTATCTAATCCTACGGCAGTTATCACTTTCTCAGGAAATGTATTAGCAAGTAATAATACAGGTGCAACAACACTAGAAAACTTTGTATCTAATGGTGGACTAGTAACAGTTACAGCACCGTATGGTGTTACTGAAATGGACTACATTATTAGTACAACAGATTGCGGCAACACATTATATATCGAACCAATCAATAGACCTAGACAGTCTACGCAGATTCAACAACGACTAATTTCACCTAAAGGCTTTCAAGGTGATGTTACAGGAGATGTAGCTGTAGGTTCATCAATTAATCAGTTAAACATTACAAGCACAAATGCCGCAGACTATTTCAGCACAAGTGATACAACACAACTATACACAGATTTACCAATCGTATTCACTGGTACGAGTTTTGAAGCTAATATTATTGCAGGTACTACTTATTATGTTAGAAACATATCTGCCAATACATACTTTACCGTATCATCAACTATCGGTGGTGCTAACGTAAACTTAGCAGGTAGTACAGGTGTAATGTTTGCTAACCCAACCGGTTATGTTTATATTGCTACTGATACATACAACTCTGTTAGAAACCAAGTAAACGTAACTGACACTTACGCAAATGGTATGGTTACACTGAGTGGTGCAAACACATCAAATATAGCAAATAATGTTCCAATTATATTTGATGCAAACATGGGCGGTTTAGTGTCAAATACTGTTTATTACATAAAATCATTTACTGGAGCAAATGTCACAGTTAGTTTGAGTAGAACAAACGGAGTTGCAGATTCAACTGTAACATTATCTGCAAATACAACTGATACTACAGCCAATTTCTATGTTGGTAATGACATTTGGAAAAGAATCGCACTCACTTCTTGGTAATAAATAACTAGGATGAAACATCCTTTTATTAACGACTTATCAGACAAAACAATAGAAGAATTGCAAACGGCAATTGAAAGTTTAACGAACAAGTTAAACTTTGCATATCGTACGGGCAATGCCCCATTAATACATCAACTACAAATGGTAATGGAAAGTTACCGTGAACAAGCCAGTAAGAAAATGGATGAAATCTTCAAAAAGCAAAATATCAAAACGAATGTTAACATAGAAAAAGAGGGCGAAATTGTCAACAAGAATAGAACGTGATTTTAGTTTTCAAGCCGGAGTTCATTTTGAAGGTAAACTCATTATGAATGTATACGGTTTTACATTAGCTATGGAAGTAGAAACTGAATCGATAGTAGAACAAAATATTGCTATGGACAGAATTATATACTTTTTAAAAGATAGTTTAACCAATAGTGTATTTGTTCAAACTAGTGATAAAAAGGCTATAGAGAAATATACTCAAGCAGATATTAAAGTATGTACAGTTCCAGAAGAACCATACGATCAAATCATTACTATGCTATTGATACTAAAATTGAATAATATTACTGAAGGTAGATTAAACATCACTGATATCTTTTTAGAATCTGAATTAAGTGACAGCGTTAGATTTAGTTACGATCTTGACACAGCAAAACATAATCCTTTTGGTAACAAAGGTTGGTGGTTAGAATCATCTACCTCAATGAATGATATTGAAAAGAATACAAAAAAAGAAAAAATTGTAAGATTAGTCAAACATAATGATTGGGCAAATGTTGGACTAGAATGGGAAAAGAAAACCAAAGCATCCGAAATTATTTTTACCACTGACTCTGACAAGTGACCATAACTGTTGATTTTTACAATCAACTATGTTAAAATATATTATGCGTACTGATATATATGGTCAACTTATTCTAAGTGAAAATGATTTATGCGATTTATATATGCGTGACCCAACACGCACCCTAAAAAAAGCATATACCGAATCTAACATCAGTTTAGATGATATTCTATATATTGAATCTAAACCTGAATTAATTGAGTACATAGACTCAACCTGGTCAATAGAAGATTTTGACAATAATAATCAATCAAACTGGTATATGCCTATTGAATATAAAGAAATAGACATTGCTAAGTTTGTATTGGATCAATGCACCAATGAAGCAGAATTACAACGAGCAGGAGAAGAACTTATCTTATTCCAAGAACGTAATATGTTTGTGCTACTACAGTATTTGAAGTATTTGGTTGATACTATGCGTAAACATAATATCGTATGGGGAGTAGGTCGTGGCTCTAGTGTAGCAAGTTTTGTATTGTTTTTACTAGGGGTACACCGTATAAATAGTTTATACTATGACTTGTCGATTGATGAGTTTATTAAATAAGGAGAAAATTATGGCTACACATAGAACAGCAATGGGTAAACAAGTTGATATGAATGCACTGCGTTCAAAAAACGAAAAAACAAGAGCAGTGGGGAACGTTAAGAATTTAAATGCACGTGGAGATACTATTGATGCCCATGGGCGTGTAATTAAATCAGTAACATCAAAAGTTAATGATGGTTATTCTAAAACAGTAGGTAATCGTTCTGCTCAAGTTACTAAACGTACAGCACCTGCACAAAAGATTCAACCTGATAAACCAAAAATTGATTTAACTCAATTAACACAAGAAGAACGAGAATTTGAAGAATCATTGGAAGATGATTTAGAAATTGAAAAAATTAAAGAAGCAGAAACTAAAGCAAAGAAGAAGTAACATGACTGAAAAGAAATTAGCATTTGAACCACATAAAATAGTTAGAGATAAGTTTGCACCTATAGGGGCACATATTATTGTATCTGATATGAAGTTTGAACACCGTATTACCCATGGTGGCATTCTATTGCCCAATGATGATATGAAAAGTGCAGGTATCAGACCTCGTTGGGCACAGATTTATGCAATCGGACCAGATTATAATGGCGGTGAACTTGAAATTGGTAATTGGATATTAGTCAGTCACGGACGCTGGACCCGCGGAATTGATATTGCAGATGAAACGGGTAAGAAGACGTTGCGTAGAGTGGATCCTAATGATATACTAATGGTAGCAGATCAATACATGGGTGATGAAACCATGAGTGATATGGTATATTAATATAGGAAACACAATGATAAACTGGATACGACATAAATTACATAACTTTATTTTTCCGCAAGATACTAATGAGGTAGCAGAATCTAAACCGCATAGAAGAGGTGCTAATCTTATTAGT